TGACGCTTTTCTGACCCCAATACACTTCCATGCCAACACCACGTTTCACGTGGAACATTCGCTTAAGATAAAGCATCGCTTTATCTTAAGCTATTCTCTCATAGTCCCCCCGGAGGGGGTATACGTATGGCGAAGCGTTTAGGAGCGCGGAGCCATATAAATACCTTAGTCTTTGATTGGGTAGCGTGCGCAAGAGGAAAGACGAAGTACTGCAGGACTGCGGGTCCCATCCATGCCCACCGCCCCGCCGTAACCTTCTTTTAGGGCATACGATTTTTCTTGTCAATGGGTCATTTGACCCAATGTGGTATAGTGGTTGTGCGCCCGTAGTTAGGGATGCGCTCCAATCTGGCCTAGGGCCTAATCGGAGCATGAAGGGACCGGCTTAGACGGAGCGGTCCCTATTTTTTTTTCTTGCGATGAGTAGCAATCGGGTTTAAGTACTCCCCTCGTGCTCGGGCGAATGTGGTGTGGGAAGGTGGGCCTTCTCCCCATATGTCCGGAGCCCTCACCGGCGCTCTGGCGTCCGAGCACCCTTCTTTGAATTGGAAAGGCGGCTGGCATGCGCCAAGACATCCAGGACATGATTCTGCGCAACTCGCCGCCCCTATCGATGGAGTACCTGTATTCAAAGTCCCCCACGGCGTCTCCGGAACAGAACTCGAGTCCCGAGACTGCCTCCACGCCAAACGCGTCCGCCGATTTAGCTACTTCAATAGTGCCCTCCTCAAAGACTGATCAGCTCGAACGCCTGATCGACACCATGTGCGATCTCGTACTCCGCCTGGAGCGGGCCGTTGAGACCCTGCAACGCATGCCTGCCCAGGGCCTAGGCCCCTCCGAGGCGGAGCTGGAAGCGATCAAGCGTTTCATTACGAGGGCTAAGCAAACCTCAGTGATGGGATCCGATGCCGACCCGGAGGACTAAGCGGGCGCTCTCCGTCTTCGCCCCGCCTCCGGCTCGGCGTTTCCGCGAATCCCTCGAGGACTTCAACGCACGATGGGACTTGGAGCAGCGCCGCCTGGATCTCGAGATGCAGAAGATCCGCCTCGAAGCAGCCCAACTCGTAAAAGACGCGATGCCCTCGATGGGCGAGCTCGCGAAGGAAAGCCCCGCCGCCTTCTCGGCGCTCCTTAAAGCCGCGGGGATGGACAAGGGCCGCGGGAACACGATCGAAAACAACATCACGATTGATCGCAGAAACGGCGGCGACAACGAATCCGCGGTCCAGTTCATCGAACGCTTCCGAGAGCGCCAAGCCCGTACGCTAAAGATGCGTGAGAGCGCAAGCGACTAACGAAGACTCCCTCCTCAAAGAATACGAGGAGCGAAGCAGACGCACCCCCTGGCTCACCTATCCCCTCACGATGGTCAAAGCCATCGAGCCCTTCCACGACTCGAAATCCTTTCACCGAGTCTTAGCCGGCCCAAACCGAGGCGGGAAGACGACGGCCGGTAGCTTCGAGCTCGTCTCTTACGCCACAGGATTCAATCCGATCCGTAACGAGAGCTACTCGACCCCGAACGTCACCTGGGCCGTCTGCGTCGAGTACAAGTCAGCAGGACGGGTCATGTTCCGGAAGCTCGGCGAAATGCTCCCACGGAAGGCGAACGGAGCCCGGAACTGGACTTACTACAAGCAAGACCATCTCATCGTCTTAGGAAAGCCCTACGGGTCCGAAATCCACATTAAGTCCCAAAAAGAAGGGGAAAGCTCGCTCCTCGCCGAAGGATGCCACGCGATCTGGGTCGATGAGGCTGTCGGGGGCGAGGTCGGTCTCGAAAACTTCGGCGAGCTACGGATGCGGCGGATTCCAGGGCAGCCTCTTTTTATGTTCTTCACCCTGACGCCCAAGATCCATACCGGGATCGAATGGATGCGTCAGCGCCTCTGGGTCGAGCCCGGCGAAACGCCCCACGAGAGCTTTATCCCCGGCACCTTCTGCCTTCGCTATGAGGCCAAGGACTGCCTGGTCGAAAACGGCGGCTTCTGGACCCAGGAGGATCTCGAGATGGCCGCCCTGGGGATGGACGAAGACGAGAAGGAAGCGAGACTCAAGGGCCGATGGACCCCCTTTATGGAACGACCCGCCTTCTCCTACAAGCTTCTCTTACGGGCATTGGACCGGGCCCCCGTCCAAATGCACGTCAAGCCCACGCAGCGCGGATTCAAACGCTTCCTCATGGAGGAGACAAGTGGCGGACCCTGTAAGCTCATGCGAGAACGCGAATCCGGGCATTCCTATATCGCGGCCTGGGACCCGAGCTCCGGCCTCGGCAAAGGACATGACCCCTCGGCCCTCGTGGTATTCGACCGCGGGGACCTCACAGAGTGCTTTCACGCTGAGTCGGATTCGCTTGGCCCAGACCAATTTGCAAGAGAGATCGCGGTCCCCACGGCCCGCTACTTCAATGACGCCATGCTCGTTCCCGAAGTCAACGGCGAAGGCGGCGCCGCGGCCCTCCAGGCCCTGAGAGAGACCCAGTACCCGAACCTCTATATGCAAAAGTCGTTCGACAAACTCTCAGCGACCTACACGGATAAGGTCGGCTGGCGCACTACGGACCAAACGAGAGGAAAGGCGATCGACGCTCTGAAACGCGCCCTCGAAGAGGACCGCTGGACCCCCTCGAGGGACCTCCTGGAGCAGATGACCCACATCGTCCGCAAGCGTATAAACGATCGGGTACGGATCGAGCACGCCCAAGGCTTCCACGATGACCTCGTACTGGCCGCGGCGATCGCCTTGGCGGTCCACTACGAGGAACCAATCGAGATCTGGCCCGATCTCAATAAGCTCCGTATCCGGTACGGACCCGAGGTCCGGACGCAAGTCCTTGGGTTTGGATGAGTCTTTCGGTCATCGTCCCCACCATGGGACGCTCTACCCTCGATCGCGCCCTCGCGTCTGTCTCGATTCACCTAAAGCACGGCGACGAGCTGATCGTGCTCCGGGACGACACGGATGACTCGGGCAATACCCCGCGAGACAAGGCGATCTCAATAGCGAAAGGGGACCATCTTTGGTTCCTGGACGATGACGATGTGGCCACGGCGGGAGCCATTCCAGCGCTACGGGAGCAATCGAGCCGCCATCCTTTCGGTCTTGTCCTCTTTCGCATGCTCTACGGCAAGGGACACCCGGAAAAGGGGCGTTTCCTCTGGGAGAGGAGGGTCGTCGAGCCGGGAAACCTGGGGACTCCATGCGCCCTCGTGCCAAACCGGCCCGATCTACCCCTTTGGACAGCCGCAAACAACGAACTCATCTTTTCCGACATTCGCTGGATCGAGCGCGTGGCCCAAATCGTCCCGGAAGTCGTCTGGGATGAGCGCATCGTGGCCCTGATCCGCCCATGATCTATCACTTTACGCCATTTTTCAGGGGCAACATCTCCGAAGGGATCAACCGATGTGTCGAATTGGTCCCCGAAGACGCCTGGGTGTGCATTCGGGACGCCGACACCATGTTTTTGACCTGGCGTCAGCAGTGGCAACTTGAGAAAATCACCGAAAACACGCCCTTTAGCCTCATCTCGTGCATGACGAACCGCTGTTACCCCACCTACTGCATGCCTGACGGCCACTTAAGCCATAACTATGACCTTCTACATCACGTTTCCATCGCAAATCGCCTAGAACGAGAGCATTGGTGCGAAGTCGAGGACGCGGTCGAGCTCGGAGCGAAGGACGGCTCCGAAGGGCTCCTCTACGGGCAGTTCTTGATGTTCCCAAAGAAGGTCTGGCGCGAAGTCGGGGGCTTCTCGGGCCACACAGACCACGATTTCCCCTTCTCGAGAGCCGTCTTGAAGGCCGGATACCGCTTGGGAGTTGCCAAGGGCGTTTATATCCTCCACGCCTTCCGCCCCGGTGTCGCCATACCGTGGTTCGAGAGCAATTTTCGTAACGTCGATCAACTCGATCCCGAAAATAGGCTTGACGCACCCGTTTAGCTTACGTTAAGTACTCCACGCCGAGATGGCGTATGACACCCAATCGGTAGATCCGCTAGCCCCCGCTACGGCCGGAGACGGTCGCCCGGTTCTCGACAAAGACACGAATTCCTACCGTTACGCCAAGGCCCTCGTCGAATCCGCTCGAGCGGGATCCTCCGATCGCATCAAGACCTTCGAGAAGAACTGGCGCTGGCTGACCGGGAAAGACCATTTCGTCTCTTGGCCCAATCGCACGCAGCTCGACCAATGGCAGTTCCGCGGTGTCGTCAACTGGACTTGGAGCACCGTCAAGACCAAGGCCTCGATCCTCACGGCGGCCCAAAGCGAAGCCGTCGTTGAACCCCTCGACGACCAGAGTTCCTATTTCGATCGACTCCTGATCAAGAGTGCCTACCAGCACGAGGCCGAACGCACGCGCTTTCAGGAAGTGAAAGAAAAGGTCTACATGTCGGGATCGGTGACGGGGGTCGGGATCTCCATGTGGTCTGCGAGGCCCGACCCCCTCACGGGGGCCACGGTCCTGGCCCGCACGCACGTCCCCTCCGATCAATTCATGCGGGATCCCTCGGTCGATAACATTCGTAGCCCTGATTGCCGCTTCGTCGTCTGGGACTCGCTCCAGGACATGAGCACGATTCGAGACATGTTCCCAAGCAAGGCCCCGCTCGTTCAGCCCGAAGGGGGACGTCAGATCAGCGGGGGCTGGACCTACACGACCCAGGGCGATGCGAACCTGATCTATGGGACGGCCGGAGACTATGCGGTCGATAAGACGGGGTTCCTGAACGCCCGCAAGGCCCGCGTTTGCTTTGTCTGGATCAAAGATGAGTCCGTGATCGAGGACATCCAGCAAGTCCTGATTTCGAAGGGCGGCGAAGGGTACTACTGCGAGGTCTGCGATCGCAATTATCCCGCCGCGAATCTTAAGTCGACCTATTGCCCCGAATGTGGGCAGCCGATGGAAGCGACGCAGATTCCGGACCGCTATCAGCCCGTCACGACCCGCTCCTTGGCCTATCCCTACGGAAGGCTCATCGCCTATTCGGGCGACATTCTTCTTTATGACGGCGAAAACCCATTCGAGCTGGAGGAGGTCTTCCCGTTCGCGGTCTACCACCACGACGAGATCCCCGGCGACTTCTACGGGGGAAACGATGTCGAGCTCCTCCAGCCCTTGCAGGACGCCCAGAACCGAAGCATCTGCCAGCTCACGGACTACGTTCGGCTCGCGGCGAACGCGCCGATCCTGTACCCAGTCGTTTACAACACGATTAGTGAGCTCGGAAACGCCCCGAATCAGCGCCTCCCGGGACCGAATCAGCTCCCATGGCAGCCCTTCCGGCTTTCGACCGCGGGATTCGATACCCAAAGCTGGGGTGCTCTCAACAACGCCCTCTTCCAGCACTTTCAGATCGTCTCGGGCCTGGCGCCCCAGGCGATGGGGCAGACCTCGAGCCCGCCCATCAGCGCGACCGAGGCCGAGATCTCGAATGCCCGGCTTTCGGACCGGATGCGCGCCCATGCCACAGCGCTCTCTCAGTGGGCGACGGACGACGCCAACATTCAGTACAAACTGATGCGCCAGTTCTACGACAAGCCCATGCGGGTCGCGGTGAGGATGCCCGATTCTCAGATCAAGTCGATCGAGATCGAATGCGCGCAGCTTCCCGCGGCGTCGGTGCGTATCTCGATCAATCCCGAAGAGACGATGAAGGACAAACTCCTCGGTCAAAACGCGATCCAGTTCGCCCAATCGGGAATGCTCGACTCTCCGTATGCTGATCTCTTCTTAGGGAAGCTCGGCTTCTCGCCGAGTGAGATCAAAGAGTTCCAGACCCGGAAGGCGACTCACGACGAGATGACGGCTCAATTCCCTGCGGGCGGCCCTCCGGGTCAAGGCCCAGGACCGCCCCTTTCGCTCGTGCCCGGAGGCCAAGGCTCTCCCGGCGCGCCTCAAATCCCAGGAGGGCCAAGTGCCGAACTACAGCCTCAATAACGACGCCCCCGAGCCCGATCGCACGCTCGACAATCAAGGCTATACGGGCCTCGACGTCACGAACCCGCAGACCTTCCAGCATAACGCGGGAGGCGAATCTCCTCCGGGCAATATCGGGCACCCCTTGATGAACGAGGTCAATGTCTCCTCGAACACGACGCTCAATGAACTCGGCCCGCCGGCCGGAGACTTTGCGAGGAGGGGCTACTAATGGCAGTCGAACTCCCGCAGTTTGATTCGCTCGCTCAGGGATTGGGCTATGCAAACGTCCCGGCACCGACCACGGACGCCGCGGACATCGGGAATTCGAACTCAACGATTCCCGATCCCGGGAATCCGGCCCAGCCCGATTCACCAACGCAGGCGATGAGCCTCAAGACGACAAAGTCAGACGCCCCGAATCTCGCGCAGACCTGGAACAGCGGGGACAAGGGCACGAACTGGATGGGTAATCCGTCTTATCCGACAACCGATACCAGCACAGAATCAGTCGCTTAGGGGGTTTTTGTGGACGATCAGATCCAAGATCCAGAGGAACAGCCTCAACCAGCGCCTGAACCCGAACCGGCTCCCCGTCCTTCCAGGGAGCAGTTGATCGGGGCGCTCGCCGAGGACTTGGGATGGAGCCCGGAACAAGTGGCCGGGTCGTTTCAGCTTCGAAACGAATATGAACGCGCCCGCCAGGACTACGATCGCCGTCTAAGCGCGCTCGAGCAGCGCGAACGGGAGATCGAGAACGAACGCGAACGCGCGAGATTCCAGTCCGTCTCGCCCGAGTTTCAAGATCCGGGCACACGGATGCTCTACGAGATGATGATGGACGAACGCCAGGAACGGAAACGCGAGCGCGAGGAGCGTCGCCAGCAGGAAGAAAGCGAGCGGATGATCGCGCAGCAGGCCCAGGCGTTCGGCGACTCCTACAACAACTTTATGCGTGGCGTGCCGACCCATCAGCAAGTGGACATCGACACCTTTGTTGATAACGGCATGCGACGGCTCTACCCAGAGGGGATCCCGGCTAGCCTCGGCCCGGATCAAGCGATCGCAAACGTCGCGCGTTTTCTTGGCATCACAAACGGCAACGGCTACACACCGCCCGCATTCAACTCACAACCCAATCGAAGGGCCGTGATTCCGATTCCCACGGCGCCGCAGAGCCAAGGCGGCCAGATGACGATGTCGAACTCGGCCCAACTCGAAGGGGAGACGCCCGAACAGTACCTAGACCGCCTCACGAAGCTCGTGCGAGCGCAGAATCTCTCGCTCACGTCGCTTCCCGAGGGACGGAAGTTCAGTTCGGGGTAAGGAGAGCGTAAGTGGCAACTGGTAACATCACTCAAACTACTGCGGCAAAACTTCTGCCCGAGCTTTGGGCGGCGCAGCCGGAGTACGTTCCCAATAACGTGCGCGGGTTCGTGAAGTCGATCTGGGACACGGGCGAAACCTACTTCGGCCCCGGATTCAAGGTGCACTTCCCGATCGTCCAGGGCTACGCGGCCTCGGCCTACTCGGGCACCGTCACCTTCAACAACTTCACGGAGACGGAACTCGCCATCACGCCGACCGTGGCCTATAACGCGATCCAGGTCCAGGAGGACGTGCTCGCCACGATCATGGCGCCGGGAGCGGAACGGGTCTATTCGCCCGCGCTCGCGGAAGGGCTCTATCAAAAGCCCGATATCGACGGGCTCATCAAGGGCGGATCTCTGACGAACACCGTGACGGACGCCGGAGCCTTCACGGAGGCGAGCTTCCAGACCATCATCTCGACCATTCTCACGCAGGGCGGCGACAAGGTGCAGCTCGGCCAATTGGACGGCTGGTACCATCCGCAGCTCTGGGACACGATCATGTCGATCGCCGATTTCTACTCGGGAGCGGTGCGCGGAGAGAACAATACGAGCGCCAAGACCGGGAATCTCGGCATGGCATGGGGCGTCAACTTCAACTTCACGAAGAACGTATTCCTCTCGACCACGCTCCGAAACACGATCGTCAGCCGTAAGACGATGGTCCTCGTGCGGAAGAATCGCCCGAAGATCGAGATGGAGCGCACAGATCTCACGACCAAGATCGTTGCCTCGATGATGTACGGCATCGACATTCTGCACGACTTGTCGGGCGGACAGCACCGAGTCACGACCACCACGTAAGGGAGGCAGTTATGGCGGGGCCGGAAGACACTCTAGCGTTTGACCCCACGCGAACGCCGTTTACGACTCCGGCCCCGCGTTTTACCTACATCAATCACCCGCAGGCGGGACTCATCAAGATCAACCCGGACACGAAGCAAATCGCCCCGATGCGGGATCAGCTCTATCCGAACATGCCGCTCAAGTTGCCGAAAGAAGTGGCGATGGTCGACCAGCAGGTGATTCGGACCTGTAGCGAACCGGGGCCCAGAAACAAGGGCTGCGATGCGGCGGTCAATGGGGGCTGCCCGCTCATCCACAAGTACGGACGTGGCGCCGGGCCCTTCAACATGATCGTCGAACGAAACGGCATCGTCGATTCGTCGATGTGCTATGCCGTCTATTGCGGCATCACGGACGCGGGAAGGCCCACGTCTCAGGTTCATCTCCTGCTTGACGGCTGGCAAATCCTAGTGGACCGGACCGCTACCGAATATGTCGACTCGAAAACGAAGCAGAAGATGGGCATGGAGGTGCCTGATCTCGCGCCTTTCTACGAGGAGGCAAAAGTGGGGCGGTTCGCCGAGCCGAAACCGGAGCCAAAGAAGCGAGGGCGGCCCAAGAAGAAGGTCGAGGACGTTGGAACAACCGCAGCCTAGCCACATTCTCAGGGAAGAAGTGATCTCGTCCGATAAGGACGGGACCCTGACCAAGATCTACGAGAAGCCCTATGACCGTGCCGTCCAGACGGAGGATGGTAGCTGGAAGACGGAGCGGGTCGAGCCCTGGGAAGTCAAAGCGACGGGCCGGAAGGTCCAGGAACTTCGCGGCATCTTCAAGGAATCTGCTCGAGAGAATCTCCAAGAGCAGTCGGAACTCAATCGGAAGATCGGGATGGAAAAGGTCACGCTCGCCAATGGGACCGTGGACGAGATCCGTGCCGATCGCGTCGATACGCTAAGAGAAGTCCGGGGAGTCTGCCGAACCAGGATTCGCCCCGGCATTACGATGCCTCAGATGCCGTGGCACAAGCCCTGCGGCCACTCACGTTATCAGAGTTGCCACTGTGAAGGAGAGAGAGTAGATGGCCAATACGCTCATCAAGGAAATCACCTCCGCAAATTGCCATATCTACATCTACGAAACGACGAGCGCCGCCACCACGGAGACCCTGCAACTCCCGCCAGGAAAGGCGATCGCCATTCTGATCGGCGTGATGTACGTGGGCGGGACTCCCACGAGCCCCACGAGTAGCTACGTTCGGTCCACAGGGGTCCTCTCGGTCATTACGCTGACGGCCACGAACAACGTCCTCTTCGCCGTACTGACGGACTAGATGGCTGTCGTCGACGATCTCGCAAAAATCGCCCGGGACTGCCAGAAGGCGATCAACATCACGGCCGCAGCCGTTCAGGG